TTATCAGAAAGCCAGCGCGGAAATAAAACCGCACGGGAATTTTTAAAAACGTGGATTGGCGACATGCCTACACAATGGGAGATGACATTATGCAGATAAAAAAAGTAAGACCAAGCGCGGTTATTCCGCAATTCCAAACTGAAGGCGCAGCCGCTATTGATTTATGCGCTTGTATTGAAGAAACCATGCTTTTAACGCCAGAAACGCCCGTGCTAATTCCTACAGGCATTGCAATCCATATTGCTGATAAGTCTGTTGTTGGCTTAATTGTTCCGCGTAGTGGGCTGGGTTTTAATTATGGCGTTGGTTTGATGAACACGGTTGGCGTAATTGACAGTGATTATCAAGGCGAAATTATGGTTAAGTTGCGCATGACACATGGTGATAGTTATCGAATCCAACCTAACGAACGTATTGCTCAAATGTTTTTTGTGCCTGTATTGCGTCCAATATTTGAAGAAGTTGATGAATTTAGATCAGTGACTGAGCGTGGTGTTGGTGGTTTTGGGAGTACAGGGAAATGAGTTTATTAACAAACGAACAGATTGCAGAATTGGTTGGCATTGCTAGTAACCAATCGACAAGTAAAGATTTGTACCAAGAATTTTGTGAATGGAACGAAAAGCAGGATGACTTATGTGGTTTTTTACAATGCTATGAACCAAAATGGCTTTATTTATATAAAAATGTAAAAAAAATGGACATTAAAGTTAATTTTTATGGTGATAATGAAAACATATTAGAAACGCTTATTGTTTCACACCACCGACCAGAACCAGTAATCACCCCACACCCACACGCAGAAATGATTATGAAATACGCTGAGGTAGCGCAAATACGTGTTGACCCTTGGGTTGAGTTTGAAGTCAACCTCGATAATAATTGGGAGAAAACAATGGGCAACCCCGCATGGCTTGATTATAGAGAATACCGCTACATCGGAGAAGCAAAATGATTGCAACAACAGCTTATATTTTAATTATCGCTGCAACAACTCACGGTGAGCTTACACAAACAACAATTAAATTTGCAGACAAGGCTTCGTGTGAAAGCGCGGCAGTTAGACAGGATTTTGCGTTTAAAAATTTGCAATTTGCAGGCAGATGGAATCTAACTTGCCATCCATATCAACTTAATGAGATCAAAAAATGATCCAGCAAATACTTCAGCGCGGGAATCGTCAAGGCATGACAATGCGCGAAATAACCGATCTAACAGATTTAAAGCAACATCAAGTGGAATTTAAGGTTCAAAAGTTAATCAAAGAAGGCATTGTGCATAAATCTGCTGATAGAATAGACAATGCGTATTTATACACATTGACAAGCTATGAAGAATTGCCGCCATTTGTTGAATGTTCGCCAGTGCGATTGGATAATGTTATTAAGCATTTAAACAAGCAGAAAGAACGAGTTAATGCAGGCGCACAGATTAAAACAAGCGACCCAGTAAATTCACCAAGCCACTATACTAACGGTTCTGTTGAATGTATTGACGCAATCGAATCAATGCTAACCAAAGAAGAATTTATCGGATTTTTACGCGGGAACATATTAAAATATCAATGGCGTTATAAGCAAAAAAACGGTTCTGAGGATTTAAAAAAGGCGCAGTGGTATTTTGATAAGTTAAAAGAAAAAGAGGGCGTGTAATGTATGAATTTAAAAGTGGTAAACCATCAGGCGGCTTGCGTTATCAAGCCATGCGCGATTATTTAATAAAATTAAAATGGTTTGCAGACAATCCCATGCAACCAGTATTTATAAGTGAACGCAGTGCATGAAACCAAGACTTAAAAAGATAGGCAGGATATGGCTGTGTTACACACAAACAACGGCTGTTTGTTCTGGGTCAACACCTGAAGAAGCCTATCAAAAATGGATAGCAAAAAACAAAGCCGCTAAATAAGCGGCTTTTTTATTATGGCGTTAAAAACAATTCTGCTTCAGCATTGCGCCTGCGGGTTAATCCAGCGAGTGGTTTACCGCCTGACTTATCCCATCGCAAAAACTGTTTTGCAATTTCTGCTTTATTGTCACCAGCTTTGAGCATTTTAACAAGGGTTGACGATGCAAAATTACCCGCTCCAATGTTATAACAAAGACAAACAAGCGCATCAAACTCGTTTTGTGTTAATTCAATACCTACTGCATTAACGGCTTTTTCATATTGCCCAATGGTTGCAGCAAGCAAAGCAATTGCGGCTTTTTCAGTTGGTAGCGTTCTATTTTTAGTGACTGGCGTACCATCACCATAATGTGTTGAGCCAATGCCAATAGTCCACACACCCGCTGGGCATTGATAAGCCGATAATTTACAACCTTCAAATTCTTTAATTAATTTTAAACCGCGTTCGCCTGTTTTCATTTTCGTGATCTCATAGAAAGTACCGTAATTAATTTTTGTGTAAGCCGTATCATGTCGTTATCAAGCAGGCGTATTTGGTCGATTAATTCAATCAGCGCGTCTGTTGTTTCGGTAAGGATTGGCTTAACAATTGTCGTTACCCATACCCAAACAAAATAGACGATATACCCCATGCTACTTGATGCAATAATTGGAAAACCGTATTGGTTGATATATTTAGCTAATGCGTCAACATCCATTAATCAACTCTCTTTTCTTGCGGGTTATTAAAACGCGCCACCTTCTCTTTTTCAATTGGCATATCAAGTGTTTCTGTCATGAGTACGTCTATTTTTACAATATCCTCTGACATAGCCGTGACACGCTTATCAAGTTGCTTGATGATACCAATAAGGCTTTTAATCTTTTCAAGTACGCTATCAAGCAGGAATTTAATGGTCAAAAATACAAAGTACATTCCCACGCAAGCAGCGGCAATGGGGAAACCTACATCCGTTGCGAACTGTAAAAATTCCATTACTTACTTGTCCACCAAGCAATAAACGAAAACAACGCACCGATGGTAAAGACGATGCCGCCAATGAAACCTTTATAGCGCGTTTGTTCGTTTTTCATTTCTTCAAGAGTGGCAATTATGGCATCGAGCTTCTTACCACGATCTTCAAATATTTCTTCGAGGTTTTCAATTCGTTGCTCTACTTTAGCAAGGCGGCAGGCTTCATCTGGCATTTTATAACTCCGCTAATTGCTGTCTTAACTGCCCAATTTGAAGCTCAACGTCTGCAAGCCATGTGGTGTCGATAGCTAAAATAGCTTCGCGCTGTCTACGCGGTGTGACTGAATCTTCTAGTGCTGCGATGTCAGATTTGATTTTTGCTTTCTCATCTTCAATCTTTTGCGCCTGTGCTACCACTAGTTGCTCTGCATTGAGGTCTAAGACTATCCATGTTTGCTCCCAGTGATTAGGTAAAGCCTCTACAGGTACGCCTTGAGCGATAGTCTGCGTGTACTTATCGTAGTCTGGTTGAGGTGCATCAAACACACATGAGTAGCCTTCTACTGTAAAAGGCACAGGGAAAGAGGTATTTGGATGCGCTGCACGGATTTCAGATTCCGTGCTAACTTGATGTGTTTGTAAATTGATATAGTTTGCCATTGATATGTCCTATGCCACTGCTAAAAAGATGTAAGAAGCTCCACTGATATTCGTGGTTGTCGATGCTGTTGCACCTAACGTAAAGCCACCCGATGATGCGTAGACACCGTTATTACCTGTGACTTCTGCCGCTGTGCTATTAAGCAGTAAGTATGGACTTGACCCGCTTGTTAACCCACGAGCCGAATCAAATGTGTACCAGCCGCCAGTAGAGTCTGTACGCTTAATTAAAACAAATCTTGCACCGCCAGAACCAAATCCACACGCAATTGCTTGTCCTGTTCCATTACCTGTGTAAGAGCCTACTTTAGATATTCCAGCAAGTGTGGCGAATAGGTAGGCAACGTAAGTATATCCACTAAAATTAGTAGTTTCATCATTTTGTACACCAAACGTAGTAGAAGAAATAGAAGTAAATCTTGAACCATAATCGCTAAAACTTCCTGTAAGATTAAGATATAACCCGCTAGAAAGCGTATTTGGATATACAGCCCAGTTACGTACTGAATTTCTTGCTTTAACTATTATTAGTTCTGGAGAAACTGTTAAATTGTGATTGTATGTTTGTCCTAAAACCCCATTACCCGTATAACAAACCATATCAAAGAATCCAGGTGCGCGTTTGAACCCGTACCATATACTATTTGCTGTTGGCATATTCGATAATGTTAAAGCAGGTCCAAACGAATCTTCTGTTACCTTAAAATACGGGTTTGTCGTTCTAGTATTTTCAGCAGCAGTCGAAGTGCTATCAATTATTGGACTACCTCCACTTAAAAATCCACGCAGTCTGTCACTCCACATCCATGCAGGTGAAGTAGGTGAAGTCTTATTTACAAATGTAGCAAATAAATCTGGCGACGTATTAGAACGCCCAAATCCATAAGCACTCACTCCCGAAGCTGGACTAAACACCTGCGTCCCCGTTGTAGGCGGCTTGTTTGGGCGACGGATTGCCATGTAGATGTAGGTTGAGCCAGACGTGTTAACTTCAGTTGATGTTGAAGTTATTTGAAATCCTGTGGCAGTCGGAGATACATAGTTAACACTAGATTCAGCGTTTGCTAAATTAGCTTGCAACGTAGCGTCTGCAGAACCTACAGGCATGCCACGCATTGAATCTAAAAGTTGCCAATTACCTGTACCACTAGCATTTTTAACCATCAAATACTGCGGCTCCCACCCTAGCGTTACAACAGGCCCAGTTGCACTTCCATTCCCAGTGTAACTCCCACACTGAATAATCCCAGTCGATGACGTGTCGTGAGCGAATAAGTAGGCGACGTAAGTATTACCAGAACCGTTTACTCCGTTATCCCCACCACTGGCGTTACCCACCGTAAATGTTGTGCTAGTGGGTGCGGCTCCCCATGTATTTGACCCATTTTGTTGAGCACCTGTGCTGTTTAACAAAAGATAGTAGTTGGATGCAGTTAAACTTCTATGGTAAACATTCCAGTCACCTACTCCGTTAAGACGCTTAACTATAATCATTCCAGGAGCAACACCGAGATTATGATTTACCGTTAATAATGTCCCATTCCCCGTATAAGTCACCACATCAAAAAACTTCGGTGCTTTGCGGAATGTACATGAAACGTAGGTGGCTGCATTAGTGTTATAAACTGAGCTTGCGCCTAGTGAAAACCCAGTCGAGCTAAATGCTGTTAATCCTGTTGTGTCTGTTGTTTCTGCACCAGTAGTATTAGAAATTAGTGCTTTAGTCGCACCACGAACTGTGTCCGTTAATTTATGGTCTGTCGCTGCACTTCGTGACTTTATCCATGTCATCCCACCCTTACCAGCCAAGTCAATACCGTTAGTGATGGTTTGTGTCGCCCCCGTGCCGGTGTAGAGCCAAGTGGAGAATACGTCATCGACATAGAGAGTTGCGTCTGCGCTGTTACCGGCTGCTTCTTTTAATTTGGCTGATAACATTATGCAGACTTCCCAACCAGCGCACCGTAAAGTGTTGAGCTGATTTTCCAAAAGACGAGCGTATTACTTGCACTAAGCGTTGGCGCAGTATTGCCAGCCGCTGTCACCCATGTGATAGTTGGCCAGTTGATTGTGTAGGTACTACCGTTAGTGAGCAGTAATGAGATGCTTTGCCCAGATGATAAGCTGTCAGTAAAGGTGACTGTACCCGCAGCCGCGCATGACAGAGTTGTACCAGTAGAAGGATTTAATGCAATCGTTCCCGAAGTAGCAAGTGTTGCGACCTTTTCAGTGTAGGCGTCTAGGGTTAAGTTACCTGTCATCGTGCCGCCAGACAATGCTAAATATCCACTTGATGGAATATAAGCCGCCCCCCATGCACTACCGCTATAAACACGCATTTCGCTACTTGTTGTATTCCAATACAAAGCACCAGTAAGCAGCGCATTTCCATCATTATCCACCGTTGGATTGCTTGATTTTGCGCCTAAATAACGGTCATCAAAGGAGTCATAAGCAGCAGCCGCTGCTGTTGCGCTAGATTCTGCTGCTGTTTGACTTGCTGCCGCTTCATTTGCTTTTGTTACAACATAATTTGCAATTGAAACTTGATTAGTAAAACATGGCACAAACCTTGTGCGCCACCCGCCATCCCTTAATCCTGTTGTTGCATTATCATCATCAGTAACAGTTGAACCGTCACCACCGATTGCTGTGCTAAATGTTACACTGCCCGTCATAATAATTCCTTGATTTCGTATGTTGTTTGGTATCGTGTGTTGTATGGCTGTGAAATAGGCGATAATGACCTCAACCTACCTAAAAACGAACGCCTTTGCAGATTAAGCGCGTCTGCACTATCCCAGATATAAAGCACTTCTAAATCTGTGCCTGATATTTTCATAATATCATTATTTAAAATTGATTCAGCATAAGTTAAATGGTCAAGCGTAAATTGTGCAATTCTAAAACTATCACGCCTATCAAAAAATTCTGCGCCACTCATAGCTGTATCGACAACCGTTGCTGATTCATAACCAATTGACGCGCCTAGATTCATATTTAAAACTGGTTGATAAGTTGACCCCATAAAAATACGACCTAATTCAACATAGCCGTCAGAATTGCTGCTGTCAAAAAATTCAATTTGATAATATTGCGCTGATACAATTGATGGAATAACGTAAATTAAATTTTTTGTGTAATACGCAATTTCTTCATCCGTTGGCGTTAAATCCCAAAAATGTACATCTTCCCATTCGTAACTGCCATAAGGCGAGCTAGGCCATACATCAAGTGTGCCAGAATCATAAACTAATGTAGCATAACCGCTGTCTGAATAAACGCGATAACGCCATGTCGCACTAACTGATAAATTGTGTGCAATAATTCCAAGCGTTGAAACAATGCGCTCAATGTCTGTTGAAAAACGCAATTTAGTTGATGCGTTTGCATCGTCTGTTGAACGCGCTTTTTTTGATAATTGGCGTGTTTTGATATTTGTTAACGGCAATGAAGTTGACCACGAACCATACGCTGCAAACGTAACTGCATCAATCCTGTTTTGATAACCAATAATTGTATTTGCCATGCTATCCCCAAAGCGTTAGCGTTGCGCGGTTTTTTGAATAATCTGATTCAATACCAATAATTTTAAATAGTTTACCAGAATTTAAACCAAAACGATTCATTGTTATGTTTACAATATTATTTAAATCGGGCAACGTGCTTGTTAAATCCAGCGCAATTGTGACAGTGTACAAATCGCGGCTTGTTTTATACAAGTTAAGCAATCGAGTTGCTTCAGTTTGAGCTGCTGTAGCATCAACAAGCAACGATTCTTTTTCAATTGTAGGCGCAAGCGCATACTGTGTTTTTATGACTGTATCTTCTGCTGATTTTGTTAATGCAGGCAAAGACAAAACACTTCTACGCGCTGCGGTAACTGCACCAGCCAAATCAAAATCCTGAACGCTATAATTTTTTTGATAACTTAAATTTACGCGCCATGCTGGAATGCCTTTGTCGGTGTCATTGGTTCGACCATGTTCAATATTTAAAATGTTATTTATATCAATTTCAAGTGTTGCGCTACCCGTTGGCGAAGTAAATAAACCCATGCGCAATACACCAAGCGCATCAAATCCAAAGTATGCGCCAATCGATTGAGCTACTTTATCCATTGCCACCATCGCTGAATCTGCGCCATCAATCCAAATTCCAATAACACTATTATTTGCCGTGTCTAATGCGGTGACATCGCTTGCGTTAATATCACCCGATGCAATGCCTGCTTTTAACGCCATTGCCTTTAAAACTTGCGCCACTGTGCGATTGGATGATGCTGCGCCTTGTGTTGCGTCACACGTCAATAATCCTGTTGGCACAGCACCTAATCGAATATAGCCAAGTGCTAAACAAGTAATGAATGTGCCGCTTGCCGGTGACGCTGCGTGTAATGTCGTTACGTTTGCATAATCAGCACCAGCGGTTAATGCAATACCTTTATCGTAAACGTTGCTAACAGATTGGATTGCGCCATCATTGATCTGATATGTTAATTTTGAACTATTTACCATGATTGGCGCAATATTAAACACTTGCCCATACAATAATGGTTTAGGTGATTTTGCAATATCAGCAACACCTTCCACGCCATCAGGCAACGCATTATTTCCAGCATAAAGCGTGGTTTGCAAAGGCATATCAACAATGGCGAGTTTATCCCGCGCAAGTATAGTTACTTTTGAAAATGTAAACTCTACCTGCTCCATTGTGCCATTTAAAATAGTTGTAAATGCAGAATAAGCGTCACCTTCATTTCCGATTTTAATAAAAAGCGAACGCCCATCAAACGAATAATTGAGAATCGAATCTAAACCACCATCGACATTAGATAACTCAACCGCGCCATAATTTACACGGCTTGCACCGCTTGTTGTTCCGTTGCTGTAAAGTGATCTGCTAATTGATGCTGGATTGGTTATTCTGTCATCATAAAACGTATTAGCAGGCGTGTCAGTGGGTTTTGTTGTGTAAGGCTTTGACGCATAACGCAGCACGGTTGTCGTTCCTGCTGCGTCAATTGCCGCTGTAATTTCTACAATGTAAATCATGCTGCTGCCTCAAGTTTTGCTTTGCGTGAAATGGTATTCAATTCTTCTTTCATGCCTTGCATCTCGTTTATCAATGCTACGTTAGCGTTAGATTGTAAATTAACCAATGCTTTCAATTCAATAATTTGCTCTTTTAATAACACGCTTTGGTCGTCAATAGCGTTTCCGATTGAATCAAATAAGCCAGCAGTTTGTGAATGGGTTGTGACGTTAGCAGGTGAATTAAAGTTGATTAATTCTGCGCCTTGCTCACCAACTAACGACAGACCGCTTGCCATACCGCCATTGGCGAATGGTTTGACTGGTAGCACAGTATTTTGATTAACGGTAACAATTGACGCAGCGGCTAATAAATCAGCATCTCTGTTTGCTTGTCTTGCGTCCATTAAATCTGAGTACGCTTGCGAAGCATTTGCGTTTGCTAATTGAACCGCTGCGTCTGCTGCTCTTTGCACTTCTGCTGCTTGTGCTGCCGCTGTTGCTACTGCTTGTGCATTTGCATTAATAATAGCTGACTGGCTATCTGCAATGCTTGTTTTGATGTTTGTTAATAAATTAGCGTTATCTGTTTTAAATTGATCTACTGTTAAAACGGATTGATTGTAAAATTCAATGGCTGTGGCTAAGTTGCCTATGCTTGAATTAACAGTATCCGTTTTTGTTTTTAAATCTTCTAATGCTTTATTAGCTGTTTCAGCAGCAGTTAACTGTTTATTCATTGCAGTTATTTGCTCATTAGTTTTATCAAGCGCATCTTTTACATTTTTCTTAACAAGCTCTTTGTCTTCTTCATAACGCTTTGTATCAACTACCGCCTGTGCCGCCATTGCAGTATTTAAATCGTCTTGCGCTTCTTTTACTTTAGCGGTTAAATCATCAATACTGGCTAATGATGTTTTTGCTGAAGTAAGCAATGTTAGTTGCTCGTCTATCTTACCAATCTGTGTATTGGCTAGCGTAATTTGCTCTTTTAATTTTTCAATCTGTTTGGTTGAATTTGTAATTTGCAAATCAGCATTAGCTTTTACTTCAGTTGCATTAGCTATTACTAACGCTTTATCTTCTTCATAACGGATAGCTGCCGCTTGTGATTCTGAGTCTAATGCGGTTTTATAGGCTTTGATTGCTTCATCAATTGACAGCGCACTTGCATTTAAATCAATCAAACTTTTATCGGCTGATTCTGCGGCTGATAATTGCTTGTTTAAAATATCAATCTGGCTATCAACTTTTGCAATTGAAGTATCAAGCGAGCCTAAAACAGATTGATAATCTGCCTGATAATCCATGCCAGTTGCGTTATATTTTAATGACGCATCTAAGAATGATTTTGCAATGCTTGGCAAATCAGTCAATGCCTGCTCATTACCGCCAGCGGCTAAAATTTTTGCATCTTCAAACGCTTTTTTAGTTGATCTATAAATTGATTCTGGCGAACCCTGTGGCGTACCTGCGCCAGTAATTTCTAATTTATAATCTACCAGTGATTGTCTAATGGATTTAAACTTATCACGCAAAGCAACAACAGCGTCATAAGCCGTTTTTAATCCTGCTTTTGACGTATCAATTGCATCTTTAAATATTTTTGTTGAATCATCAATTTGAGTTTTTGAGATACTTAAGAAATCTTTTGCAGTATTTTCTAAGTCTTGCAACGCCTGTTCATCACCTGTTTTTGCTAATGCAGCAATTCTTAAAAATTCTGCTTTTGCCGCATCATAATTTTGTGATTCATTTGTTAGCTCTTTTAAATAACTTCCAAGCGATTTGCTAACGCTCAATAATTTATCTTTAAACGCAGTAATTGTGCTGACGTTTTCTTTTAGTGCGCTGACTTGGTCTGCTAACGCTTGTTTTTGATTTGACAGCGCATCTTTTGACGCTTGCAATTGTGCCGCTGCTTGTTCTTCTTGCGCTTGTTTTAATGCGTCTTGCGCAGATGTTAACGCAGATTTTGCAGTGTTAACTGAATCTTGTGCGGCTTGTATTTCAGCGTCACTTCTTGATTTAGATGCTGATAAAAACGCTTTAGATACATTCTCCAAGTCTTTTAACGCTTGTTCATTATCGCCTTTTGCAAGCTCTGACGTTTTTAAGAATAACGTGCGAGCGTTTTCATAATCTGACGATGTATTGTTTAGATCGCCAAGATAAGCACTTAAAGAATCGCCAATGCTTACAAATCTATCACGCATAGCAGTTAATGATTGATACGCTGATTTTAAACCAGCCGATGCTTCATTAAATACGTTGATGATATAAGTTAAATTATTTAATGCAGTAACAACGCTTGCAGATTCAGCATCTAAACCTCTTACGGCTTTTTCACGCTCAAGTCTTAACGCTTCTTCTTTCGATGCTAAATCAACTTCGCCTAGTTTTTTATAAACAGAAATCAATAAATCAGTTGATTTAACAATGTTGCCTTGTTCTGTTTTAATCGTTGCCGCTATTTCTGATTGCTTAGCTTTAAACTCATCAAGCGTTTTGTTTAACTCATCAGCGGCTAGTTTTGCAGTTTCTGTTGCTACTGATGCAAAGTCATTAGCTAATTGCAACAATTTAACAAATGCGCGATCACCTGCTTCAGTAGTATCTTGCGCAGCTTGTTGTAATAAATTTTTATAGTAATCTAAAGAATCTTGCGCGTTTCCACCTAGGTTTGGCATTGTTATGCCTAAACTTTCTAAACTTGACGCTACTCGTGCGGTTTTAATATTTAATTGATCTTCAGGCGATAGTATTGAGCCAATAAAATCATTTATTGAAGAATTAAACGCGCTTAACCCACCTGCTGCGTTAATCATTTTTTGATTTAAATCAATTGAACCTAATCCAATTGCATTTAAACCAAATTTAATCTCATTTAAATTTTTAAGCGCAGCAAGCAATTCATCTGCTGTACCAGATAAATTGCTCATAATGTCGCTAACATCAGTTAGACTGTTTGTTGCTAAAATTGAATCTCTAACCAATTCCGCTTCAACATCACCTTGCTTTTCTTTGATATTTGTATAATCAATAGCAACAATGCCAGCCGCTGCAAGTTTTTGTTGTGCTGTAACAATGCCGTTTGATGTTCTTGTTAGCGTTTCTAAATAACCTTCACCAATACGTTGGAAATCTTTAAAACGCGGGTCAAGCATAGCCAAATCGTCACCCAATTTATTGATGGTGGCTTTGAATATTTCTTCATATTTTGCTGGGTCTTTTCCAAGTGGAATTTTTCCAAGTGATACAGTGTATCCTTTTAATGTATCAACAATCCCTATATTTCCTGTTTGTTTTGAAGCAATAGCAATAGCGTTATACATGCTTACAATTGTATAAGATATTGAATTAGCTATTTCATCACTTAACGCAGTGTACTTTGTTTTAATTTCTTGTTTAACAGATTTAAACATTCCAAAGAAATTGCTTTTTGTTGTGGTAACTAAAACATCCACATAAGTTTGTGCGCCTTTAATTCCTTCGGTAACAATTGAGCCTAATGTTTGATCTATAAATTTAATTCCCGCTCCAGCAAATTCTGTTTTTACAGATGTTTTTGTAAAGAAACCACCAAATAAACCAAATACTAATAAATTAACTAAATCATTTGATCCAAGAGGGCTATTTGATGATGTTGATGTTCCAAATTTCATGCTTGAAGTTATTTGACCAATATCAATATTTAATTGCTTGGCTGTCATTGAAACAAGAGTATCCATTGATGTGGCTACTTTTTCCATCGCTCTAAGCATGCCCAATGAATAATCCAAATCTGCTGATGAATTATTTTTTAATGCTTCTAATGAATTAGCAATTGAGTTTGAATATTCATCTTTTCCTAAAACACTTGTTTTTAATGATGCGCTGTATTTTTCGGTTTGTTGTTTTTCATAATCAGCACCCGTCATGGTTGGCGCACTACTACTGCCACCAGCCATTGCAACGCCAATTGCAAGCATAAACGCCAGCATTGCCGCACCTGTAGCAAACCCAATTGGAAATGGTGCATTAGACGCTTGTGCTACTGCTGCCGTTCCAGATGCTGTAGCTTTAGTTGCATCTGCTGCAACGTTTGGCGCAACTGATGCTGTATTGGCTGCGGTTTGTGTAAATAACCCTGTAATATACGCGCCTACTTTTGCGCCATTATCTGCAATCATTCTAACCATTGACATTGCAGACTGAGCCATTTCAAACGCGCGGAAAACTTTAGTTGCAACGCCTAGCGCGTTATATCCTGCTGTGCCTTTCTTAAAGAATCCCTGTGCCGCTGCCGCCATATCACCGTATGACTTAACCTGTAATTGTGATTGTTTTTGATTTGCTGCTGCAATGGCTTTATCAGTTTTTGCTTGATCGCCTTTGCCATCATTGAGTTTTTGAATCTCAAATAATTGGTTTTGCAATCCGTCAGCAATGGCAGCCTGTGACTTTTCATAAGATGCCAACGCAACACCTAATCCACCAACTGCACTGCCTACACTGCCAAACGCATCAGCTAACCCTGTTGCTGCTTCTTTTGCTGCATCTAGGTTGGCTGTAAGTATTGCCATTTGAGCCGTTGACGCTGTATTAGCTGCTGTCTGAGCGTCATCAATAGCTTTAATGGCTGCTAATCTATCATCATTAGCTTTTTTTTCTGCGTCTGACTTAGCTTTAATATCAGATTGGCTTGCTGTTTCGCCTATGATTGCTTTTTCTGTTTGCAATCCAGCAATTTCAGTTTTTAAACGCAGTTGTTCAGCCAGCGTTAAATTGTATTGACCAGCATTGTCTAATTCAGATTGTGCCGCTGCGATTTTAGCGTCAATGGTTTCTGCGCTTTGATTAGTTAGCGCATCGCGGATCTCTTTTTCTTTTGCGAGTAGTGCATTGGTCGCATTTTGAGATTCGTTTAATATGCGTGATTTTTCTTCGTAGCTGGTTGCGTGTTGATACTCAATTGACGCTTTATCAATAATGGATTGTTTTTCTGCTTCAATTCCAGCCAGTTTAGTTTGTTGCTGTGCTGCAAATAACTTGCCTGCGTTTTCTGCCGCTGCTACTTGTGCGTTAAGTTGTTCGTTAAAATAACGCTCTGCTTCGGCTAAATCTTTAGCGGCTTTTGCTGCTTCTTTTTTAGCTTCAGATGTTTTTTTAGTTTTATCTGTTGAATCTGCTGTTGCGACTGTATTTGTTTTGGCTGCTTCAGTGTGTTTTTCAGTTTTTGCGGTTGCATCAATAGTTGCTTTTGTTGCTGCAAGCTGTTCCTCTTTAAATTGTTTTAACGCAGTTAATTTTGTGCGTTCTTTTTCAGTATCAAAACCAACTGCCGTACCAATTAAATTTGGTAAACCATATTTTTCCATTGCCGCAATGCGTTTTTCTGCTGTTTCAATTTGTTTATCAATGGTGCTTTGATTATCTGCTATCTTTGCAAATGTTGCGCCTGCTGCTGCCGCTACAACTGTTGCGCCCATAATTAAAGGATTAGCGCGGGTTGCAATGTTAAACGCTACCATAGCCGCGTTAGCACCCCAAATAACCGCAGTTAGACTTGCAATACCGCCAGCCGCGCCCGCAACAATTTTTAATTCGTCTGCTACGCTTTTTAAATTGTCGTATTGCTCTTTTGTATAGTTATTAGATTCTGCAAATTTATCACCCATGCCTTCATAAATTGCAATAACACCTGTTGCTTGTTGTATCACATCAGTCAATGCGCCTTTTAAGCCAGAATCACCTAATTGCAATGCCGCTTCACTTAATGTACCTTTAAATGAATCAATAGCTTTTGCTAATCCTTGATTTAAAGTATCAGCCATTTTTTTAGCTGAACCGTCTGCGTTTTCTAGTTTTTTGGCATATTCATCTATTTTTGCAGAGTTAGCCGCTAAAATATTCCCTGCTGCTGCTGCATCACTACCAAATATTTTTAATGATTCAGCACCGCTTAAATGTGCATTTTGTAGCACCTTCATAACTTTTGCCAAACCATAAACTTCAACATTTAGTTGAGAATAAGTGACTCCATGTTTTTTTAATATCTCAATGTTATCTTTTGTGTCATTGCTTAATGCAACAAGCATTGCTTTTAAATTGTTTCCTGCTTCACTTCCTTTGATTTGGTTATCAGCTAAAATTCCAAGTGATGCCGATAATGTTTCTAATCCTATTTTAAAAGTTTTAGCAATTGGAGCAATTTGTCCCATTGCATCGCCAATTTCTTTTACGCTTGTGCTGGAATCTCCTGCTGCTTTAGCAAATACATCATTTATTCGTCCAAGGTCACTAAGTTCTAGCCCTAAAGCCTTCATTGTTCCAGTTGAAATTTCAGCCGCTTTTGATAATTCCAAACTTCCGGCTGCTGCTAATTCTAAAACTTTTGGTGTTGCTGCTAATATCTCATTTGTTTTTAAACCTGCTGACGCTAAAACGCCTTGCGCCTCTGCTGCTTGCTGTGCTGAAAATGCAGTGGTTGCGCCAAGTTCACGCGCTTGTTTTTCCATTGCTTTCATTTGTTGAGTGGTGGCATCGGTTAACGATTTTAATTGAAGCATTTTTGTTTCAAACGATGCCATTTCACTAATTACGGTTTTAAATCCAATGCCAAGCAAAGCCGCGCTTGCTGCTTTTGCCATGTTACCTAAACTAAACAAAGCACGTTCACTTCTGCCCGTTGCTTGCTCCATTGCCGTTAAATTGCGCGTGGCTGTTACTGCACTGGTCGAATCGACTGAGACTTGAATGGAATAGGTATCTGTTGTCATTTTTTCTTGCTCCGTTGTGCAATTTGCTCGGCTTGGATTGTTAAGTAAGCACTATCTAACCTCATAATAGCACTTACTTCTAATGGTGTTAATTCAATATTGGTCAATCGTGACCAAGCGTCAATTTCACTGTAACTAATTGGATTTTGACCAAATCCATTGCTGGAACGTGTGCGGCTTAATTCACCAAACCACGACCAGCAATGTCTGTAATTTTCTGGCATAGGTAGCGACTTATAATCGTCTGGTATCTCATGCCCCATTGCAACAATAGCTTGAGCTTCATCGCGTAAACTTGAACCGTTATCGTTTGTTTTGCTGAGTTCAAACTCACGTTTGCCAAACGTAACAAGGTCATCAATTAGGCTTTGGTGAAGTTTCCCAAGTTATTACTTGCCTCAAATACTTGTTCACGCAATTCACTATTGCGTTCCATTAAAATTAAAGCGTTCTCATGTGAGTATGGTTCAGTAATGCCGCGCCAACCAACAACACGAATTGCTGCTGCATCAATACCAAATTGCTCATCATCTTCAATTGTGCGCTCAATTTCTTTGCCGCGTTTTGCCGCTAATTGGTCTTGTGATTTTCTTCTGTTAAGTGTTTTGCGAACCCAGTCTTGTACTTTAGGTGCTTGTGCGCCTAGTACCGTTACAAAAACGCCTGTGTCACTGCCGTCTGGTCTTAGATATTCAAACTCGTAAGCGTTTTCTGACGCGCTAACTAAATCCAAATCAGCTAATGATAAACCTTTATTTTCTTTGCTCATGTTCGTATGTTCCTGTTGATTTATAAAAAAATACCCACGCCTGCAAAATTACAAGCGTGGGTAATTGTAGCACTATTTTTAAGCGAGTGAATCTTGAACCATGATTGTTGTCGCTAAATTAGCCGCTGCACTGCCACCCGCTGTGTTTTTTAACGCAGTGAATGGGAATGTGCGAGTTAAACCAGACGCACCATCAGTAACATCAGCACCACCAACTTTAACGCGTGACATCGTGAACACAACAAAGTCTGCTGTTGCAGTGCTATCTGTTGTCAATGCAACCACAATTGAAACTTCAGTTTCGTTGATGAAGTAATCACGGAATGTTGCGTCAGTAAAGTAAGCACTAAAAGTACCAGTTGCACCTACAGTGCCTTGAAATACATCTGGGCGTGTTAATGAACCCACTACCGCGTCCGCAACTGCAACATTACCGTTAACATCAAAATCAATTGAAGTAACGATTGCAACAGGTGAGCCTGCAACTAATAACAAACCGTTAACGCCAGCAGTAACACCACCTGTTGTGATTGCAGTTGGTGAAGTTAACACTTGTGATGTGCCTGTTGATACGTTTAAGCCAACTAACGGAAAGTCAATAGTTGCCATGCCATTTGCAGGGATTTTAATCTGTGCATTAGTTTGAACAACGTCTTGGTAAGCCTCTGATTGCGCTACATCTGAGAACCAATGCTCAATTGTATAATAATCTTGTGTTTGTGCAGTTTCTGGCACATAAGTATATTTGCCGGGAATTGCAATTGTTACACCAGTAACTGAAGTAGCATTATCAGCCAATGCGCTACCGTTTAAAGTTTTAACAGTCAATGTGCTTGCTGTAACGCCTGTCACTAACAAATTTTTGTTTAAGTTAGCCGCGTTAACACTGCCGACTGTAATACGAACCACATTACCAATTTTAATGCCGCCTGTTAGCGGGTTTCCTGTTTGGAATGTAATCACACCAGTTGATGCAACAATAGTCACAGCCGCTGCTGTCAATGAAGAAATAGCTACAAAATCTTTGCGCAATACAGACTGTAAAAAATCTTTATAAGTGCCAGCCGATAATTCTGCACTTAATGTACCCGTTACTTGTTTTGAGCCGTGTCTGAAATCAGCAATTTGCTGGTCTGAGCGAATCTCGTTTGATTGATAAGTATCTTTTGTTAAATTGATTGTGCTGGTCACACGTCTTAATTCCTGACCGCCACTTCCTGAAGCTGGAGAACCTAAACCAGTTTGTTTTTTGTACGATACGACTTTTTTAACGCCTTGAGCAATTGTCATTTTGTAACCTCTTAAGAGTAAATATCTGCTGAAAAATAAATTGATACCGGAATTTTATAAAGCACCCCGTCAATCAATGCCGGTGCAATTGATGGTGTCTTGTCAATAATAACAGTTATGCCGCCACTTGTTAAACTTGTACCGCGTTTAAAATGATTAACCAATAAATCAGCGCGTGTTGCTGCGGTTTTTGCGCCTGCGTTAGGTGGATAACACAAAAGTACCTGCATAAATCCTTTAATGCGATAATGTGTGCCGCCTAGTGTAGGGTTAAGCGTGTCTGCAATCATTAAATTTACTTGCTGGTATGCTGTACCCACTACAGGCGTAAACGGCACACTTTCCCATGCCGTTGCAAGTGTAGGCGTAAGCGCGTTAAGTTTAGTTTCTAACGCTGTTCGAATTTCAACTAGAGCCATTTAAAACTCCTTCAAATAATGCAATAGATACGCGCACCATACCTGCCGGTGCTTGTCTGCTATGCCCGTCATATTCTAATCTTCCAATGTATGGCACGTTATTGGTTAAGTAAACAACACTTCCTGCTCTGCGTGGTATAACACTTTGTGCTTTCATTACGCTACCACTATCGTCTTCACCGACAAAAGGCGCACCAATTGTACATTGCCAATTACCGCGAGCGCGTCCACCAACGTAACCTGCTGGTGCTGATGCTGGATTTTTCCATTGACTAGGATTTCCAACTGGTGTCATCATAATAATATTCTTAAACACTTCACTTGTTGCAGCGCGTATTTTATTATCAACGTGACCATTAGCACGCGCCACAATTTGCGACA